AAAAGCATAATACAATCTATTTAAGTATTCATCCTGTGTGGCACCTATGTTACCATCACCACCAATGTCATTGAGTGAAGAACCTGCTGATACTTTTGGTCTTCCCCAGTTCCCAGTTACACGACCTTCTGTACGAAGTTTAGGACGAATCTTTGAGAGGTTAGAGTTAGTCATCATCGGGAGTTTCAATCAATTTGCCAGTGATAATTGCAACGGGAATGGATAACAAAATCCACACAAATAACCAAGTTAGAATTGTCATCGAGGGAACTTGTGGTTACAATCAGGACACAACCAGTGGTTGATTCTGTCTTCATGGAGCAACTCAACTCCAATCACACGACTATAAAAATAGGGTGGAGAATAGTTTTCCCAGTATTCTTGTGGAATGAGTTTTTCAACCCAATTAGCACCACATTCAGGACAATTCTCAAGTTTTGTGATGTCTGTGTAAGAGTAAGTCATCGTGCAATAACTTCCAACGATTCCAACAGCATCATAGCAAGTTCCATCTGGTTGTCTTCATCAACCACAGGAATGTTTGATTCTACAAACTCAGTTGCAAGTTGTGCTATAAGTTCTGTCATTCGCTCATCAGCATATGCAAAGGTTGCAAAATCACTTTTGAAACCATCACGCAGCAGACGCAGGGAACGTGTCACTGTCAGGTCTTTGATTTCTTGTTGGTAGTCAGTCATTTGAGTAAATCAGCGAGCATACAAATATGAACCAGACCAATCTGCGTTCTCAAAACACTTCTCACGAGAAGGAATAGAAAGGAGATTGTAACGCTCACCCTTGGCAGGTGTTTTTACACTTGCAGGTTTCAATACTGAACCTGTTTGCTTATCAATAAAAGCGTGGATGCTATCACGCCGATCTCCAATATACATCCAAATTTTATGATACTTACGACCAGAACTATCCAGTTCATAGAAGTAATTATCAGGTGCATCGTGCCCGAGAGCATCACATAGCATCAAACCATACTTAACAATGTTAAGATAGATTGTGTTTTGTGCTTCTTTCTGTTGAGAGTATTCTGCGAAAGTTGTAGTCATTTCAGTTGTTCTCATACTATAGGTCCACTTTGGAGCTAAGTAACTTTAATCACCCCCAATTCTTGGCGATGGTAAAATTCGCTGCGCTGAAAACTTCTCTATCAACAACTTTGTAAGTGCCAAACTTGTTGACGATGACGTAACCTTCGTGGAAACTCATTTCATCACCAATGAAGCACTCAATTTCATCGAGTTCGTGGATGAAAAGGAACATATCTGCTTTTACAGATGCAATCAATTTCCACAAACGCAGCAGGTTGATGTCACAATCACATTTTTCTGCAATTTCATTTTCATCCACGACCTTTTGCTCACGGATGCAGGCATTGATCTCTTTTTTGATTTGTGATGCTTTCCTATCACTCACAAACTCACACAACGTAGACATTTGCTTGGCAAACTTACATACATCCTCCAAATCCTCACGATAAGGGTTCAGTTCCACTTCAGGTTGCACAAACAGACAGTGCTTAGTGCTGTTGAGTTTGCTAGTCAAAGGAGCAGCACTCATCTCACGGATGTCATCAGAACCGCTGTAGATTGTGTGAGGAGCGATGATAATATCCTGGCGAACTGGTGCAGGAAACTTATAGGTAATCGTGTTGGGAGTAAATGTATCCAACCCACCACCAAAACCAATCCAATCACCTTGCAATACTTGTTGTGTGCGAGGCAGGAAATCTAGGCAGAAAATGAGAATCTGAGTTACGCGAGGTTGTCCACCGAAATGAGTGAAGATGTCATCCTCGTTATAGCAAAGGCGAATCTTTTTCTTGTTAAATGCTGCTTTCGTGCATACAAAGAACTTACCATTCTGCGGGTTAGTTCCCCACACAATAGCTGGACTTCCATCCATCTTCACACTGATGGTAGATTCTACTTCAGAGAACCAATCAAGGACCGAAAGATCACCAGTTAGGATACAATCTTCGGGGTGCTCTAGATGTTTGTTCTGCATTGGTTTGGTCTTCATACTATAGGTCCACTTTGGAGCTAAGTAACTTTAATTCAAAAGAAATCAATGGGAGTTGAGTGTTGCTCAGTTTCTTCAATTCGTTGTAGCGACTTCTGATAATATGTTTCATCAATTTCACATCCAACAAACTTTCTTCCATTCAATTTGCAGGCAACGCCAGTAGAACCAGACCCACCAAAAATGTCAAGAACTATTTGTCCTGGTTTGGATGATGTAAGAACCAACCTCTCCATTAGCGGAATAGGTTTTTGTGTGCTATGGAACTTTTCAACCTTTCGATCATAGAAGTTAATGTCATTCCACACATCTGTGAGACCACGCTGTAAGTTAAATGTGTAAACTAGATCATCATACTCAGGAAGATTCATCACTTCCCGTAACTTAGTCCAGTCATCTCTGGTGGGATAGACTCTGTGCTCTCGTGGTTTCTTTTCAGATGCAATGCAAGCAAACGTACCACCACCAGTTGTTGCTTTGCCGAGAAATCCATTCACATCGCAACCTTTCCATCCTAGTCTTTTACGCTCTGCCTGTAGTAAATCACGGATATGATCTCGTGCTTCATAGTGAAAAAAGAAGATAGATTCGGTAGCAGTAGGGAACATTTTAAGTTTGTCACTTGTCCTACCTGCAACTGCTTGCATCCCCTTGTTCACTACAATTTGCTGACGGAATGTAAATCCAGCACGTTCAATCACAGGCAAAAGGTGGCAGAGTTGTTGTGGGAAACCAAACAACCAAAAACTACACCCCCACTTTGCAACTCTACCTAACTCGATGATCCACTGCTCACACCATTCGTAGTATTGATCAATGGTAAACCACTGATTATCCCACTCATCATTAACAACACGATAGTAAGGTGGGTCCGTACAAATCAAATCTACGGACCTACTTTCTAGTGATTGGAGAAACTCAATACAGTCTTGGTTCTTGTAAATTAGTTCCTCACCCATTCTCCACGTTCCTTACCAAAGTTCTTAGATTCTATCACAGATTTGGAATCTTTGCAAGCAAACTTGGCAGGAATCTCCACTGGGGTAGTGTTATCGAGATCGAAGAAATCAAAGTCAAACTCTGTACAATCTTCATGCACAGTGAGCACACCAGTGAACTTCAACACAGGAAGACTGAGGTAGAAGTCAACACCGTAGGGTTGAAAATTGATGTGGTTAGACTTATCACTATCCAACTGTGCTTGAGCATAAAGATCCAGGTGCTCACTGTTCTTATCGAGAGTCCAGTAAGTGAAACGGAATTGACGACACTTAGGATCATCAATCAGCGGTTCAACCAGAGACAAACGATACTCTTTCAGTTCTTCCTTGTACTGAAAGTGCGACTTGGCACTGATACCCCAGCGACCATCACGGGGATTAGTTTGCTTTGTGTTCTTTTGTGCTTTAGTTGCCTTGAAAGAGTTGCTGTTACAGTGGGGGCAATTCTCAGCAAAGAAAGAAACTTTCTTGTCACAATCAGAACAAAACTTAGACTGAACGTGAGAAGAGTTCTTACTTTCTCCTCCATCACATGCGTCCCATCCACCACCACCAGTGCCACCACAAAGAGTGTCATTGATGATAGCACCGATGACCTCAGAGAGGGTATCATCAATGACTTTGACGGGTTGGTTGTACTGAGTGTAATACTTAATCTGGGCAGGAAGACCAGCAGTGCAACCTTCAATAACCTGCTTAACAAATTGTTGAGTCATTTGTATTAGTCCGATTGAAGTTTGTTGGTTGAGTGTCTTTAAGGAGCATCTCGTTCCATTATAGATCCACTTTGGAGCTAAGTAACTTTAATCCACAGGAAGCTTTGCCACACTCTTACCCTTCCTGTGATTATCAATAAACTTTCTTGCCGACGCTTCAGTTCTACACACTTTGAGTTGTTGTCCATTGTGAATGATCATCAGTTGAGATTTTCCAAATGGCACAGCTGCGTATTCACCTTTACCAACAATAAATCCTTCAATCATACTAGAAACCTCTTCTCATAGTCCAGCAAGTCGGATGGTGCTGGGATAATGTTGTCGTCATATTCTACAGCATTATCCCATCTTGCACCATTCTTCTGATACAGTTTGATGCCAAGATGCTGATACTTGAGATTAGTTGGAACGTGAACTTTGTAGTCAATTCCATCATTCTCGGTCAACATACTTAGTCTCCTATTCTCATCCTTGGTCACTGTAATCGTAGAGCAAGACAACCAAAACAGGTTCTCAAATACATCATAGTCTGATAGGTATTTGTCTGGATTGTCCATAATCATCCGACCAATGAATTGAGGTGACAAGCAGTGGTCATGTGTGCGCTCATTTGCATTGTCTTTTGCTGCCTCACTTATCAGACCAAGATGATTTACTTGCCCACAATCAAACACACCAATATAGAATAAACGTGTGATGGGTCGGAAGAAATCAGGGTCTCCCCAGTTATCTACATTTGCTGACAATGAGTTGAATGTAGTTTGGCAGTATGCTTTCCAGTTCTTTGAGTTCACTTTGGAA